TGGAATTCGAGATGCGATATGGATATATATTTTGATGTGTTGTGATTTATGTTTTTCTATGAAAAATATTTAAACAATACTAAAAATAATTTTATTCCCAATCGTAATCAGGATCTTCTTCTTTATAATTAATAATATTGGGGTCTTCACGATATACTTCAAGACATTGAAGAGAAGTAAAGATTTCAGTATATTTCTTATATAGATGATTCTTGTTTGGCAAATCGTTCACCAAGCAAGGCCCCACATCTGCCTCTGCTCCGTAAGGAGCAGCAGAGACTGGGACGGCGCATCTTAAATGTTTGAAATATAGATATATTCTTGTAATATCTCTATTTTTTATTTCCTTTTCGGTGTCGACTACTCCCAGACCCTTAAAATTTACACGAAGATCCAGTCTAGATAAGGACTCATTTAGACGTCCTAATTCATCTATACTAGGTTTTCGTGGGGAAGAGGGATACCAATAACCAGGAGTACGATATTGATGTAATAGATAATTACCCATTGGGCGTAATATCTCTAGTAACATCTTTATCACATCTCCATAGGCCGTGGTATCGTTTGTAGCGCTCTGTAAGTTCTCAGTGATGGCTTGTAGTGTTAACCAGAATAAGTATTTTGATGTACGAACGTTAAGCTCTTCAAAAGAGCCCGTTCCGCACGCAAAAGACCTCTGCTTAATACTGCAGCCCATGAGTTCCTCAGGACCCTCATATTCAATCTCGTCCGGATCCGTTTCACGGATCTGTTCGATTTTGTCTATGATAGACCCCAAAGTTGAGAAGATGCTATCTATCAAAATGGCTTTTCGATATAACTGAATCTTTGATTCGTCAGAGTTCAGAAGTATCCAAATGTCATCATTAGCGTAGAATCCTTGGAAGTAATATTTTAAGGATTCAAGAACTAATGTAGATGCAGGAGACGGATTACATATTCCATAGAAATACAATGACCGTAATAAAACCGGTTTATCGTGTTTTGTCTGGTTTATATAATCCAAGGGGATAATGGTTCTCGCGTTTCGTTCTAGTAAATGTTGAGCAAGTGAGAAGACCTCAAAAGGGTTCTTCTGTACTGCCCTACATATATTAGCCGAGATGCGCGAGACGTCTTGATTATAATTTAAATTACGAGAGACATATTCTCCGACATAATTGTTACAATTATGGCTCGGACAGTCTTTCGTTTTATTTATATTTATGTCAAGTCCTATAACCTGGGTATAATATTTAAAAATTATATCCAGGGGATCGTAACACCAAAGATCATCGCCAACTTTATTAAAGAGTAATTTCTTCTCGAAAATAAAGTCGCGTTTATATTTATGGATCATTTTATACTGTTTTTCGTATATCATTTCCAATAATATTAGATCTGTCAATGTTGCGATATCAAAAGAACCATTAGTCCCCATACCTTGACCTCGTCCATAACGGACGGTGTCGGTCATTCCCTCAACTTCCCAATCACAATTCACTACAAGTTTTAACCAAGCATCAGCAAGTGTCTCGCCATATAATTGTTTAACAACTATATATTGATATACTGCTGGAAAGGCGTCAGTCCACGATACAACGTCGTATGACTTTGTACCGGGACGGATGTTTTCTTTCAGCTTAATAAAACCTGAAGCGTGATTGAGGTTTGAGTTAACAGGAGCGAAATATTTATGGATTTGTTGTTGAGCGTCTAGCATTAGAGGCTTAAGTATAACCTGAGTCCAGTAGTCAGAAATGGCTACTAACCTCGACTTGTTCCCTTTATCAGGGACCGAAGTTATATACCTAAGTTTAGTCTTCCTCTTCTCTTTTCGAGATCTTCTCGCTTTATTATTTGGCGATGTTGATTTCTGGGAGATTGGAAGGCGAGAATACTCTTCTATATATTTTATAATTAGAAGATTATTCGATTCCTCTGCGAACGCTTTGTAAGGTTCCCATAAATCAGAATTCACTAAAGCTATCGCTTCTATGTGAGCTGATTCATGTTTCCTTACCTTGTTAGGTCCTTTCGAGACCAGGTTGACGG